CACCCCGGCGACGACCCGCAGCCACAAGGCGACGTCTACACCCAAGCCACCATCGCCAACCCGCACCCCGACGAGCGCGCCCCCATGGACGGGCGACGCGCCGGATTCTGAGAGGACCACACATGAGTCGCACCGTCTGGCCCGAGCCCGGCGCGCGGCACGCATGGAGATGCGCCCGCTACGGGATCGCCCGCAACCCCCTGTGCGATAATGAGAGCGCCCCCGGAGGTGCTACCAACACGCTCCGAGGGCTGACCCGCTCAACTTCGACTCAACCGAAGGAGGGGCTAGCCATGAAGGCTACCTGCTCAATCGAAGAATGCACCAAGAACGCAGTCAAGCGAGGATGGTGCCCGGCCCACTACCAGCGTTGGCGCACCACAGGGGACCCGCTCGGCTCCAAGCCCCGCGTCTACATCGACCGGAAGGTGCCGGTTGCTGAGCGGTTCTGGCCGAAGGTCGACGTCCGCGGCCCCGACGAGTGCTGGCCGTGGCTGGCGTATCTCGACAAAGGGCATGGCCGGTTCATCGTCATGGGTGACGACGGGCGAGGGCACCCCATCGGCGCCCATCGCATGGCATACCAACTCGCGGTAGGGCAGATCCCCAAAGGCATGCACATCGACCACACCTGCCACACGAACGACGCCGAGTGCCGAGAGGCCAAGAACTGCCAGCATCGACGCTGCTGCAACCCGAAGCACCTCGAGCCCGTCACCCCGGACGAGAACAGGTGGCGCGGACGTTGGGCACCAACTGAGAACGCCAAGCGCACACACTGCCAGCGAGGACACGAGTTCACCGACGAGAACACCTACTTCCCCGCACGAGGGGGCCGTCAATGTCGAGAATGCATGAGGATGCGTGACCGCCGCCGCCGATCCACAAAGGTTCCCGACAATGCCAGATGACGACCTGCTTACCGTTTGCCCGGGCAAGTGCAATGCGGCATACCGCCGCGCCCAAGCCGAGTTCGAGGACGCCTATTGGCGCTGGGCCGACACGATCGACGAGGACGGCCACACCGACGACCCCGAGCCGCCCCACCACGGCATCGAGTTCTGGCCCGGCCGGCCCGTGTGGTGTGAGCCGACCTACGCGCCCGTCGTCGGTCCTCGCGGACAGGTCACGATGGACCGGGTGCGGGACGGCTGCCAGGGTCGCATCACCGACGCACTGGCCGACCTGCCCCGCCTGCTGCGCGACATCCCGACCTCGGGGCCGCTGGCCATCGCCCAGCCGGAGGAGCGCCGGGCGACCACCTCGGCCGCCCCGTCCCCGTCGCCGGCCTTCGACGAGGCCGACGCCTTCGACCGCTGGCTTGCCGACCTGACCGACCGTCTCGCGGCCCGGCTCGGCACGACCTGCCCGAGCGGTCGCCGCCTCGACTTCGCCGCCGCGCACCCCGTGCCGCTGCTGTCCGGCCCCGACGCGCAGGCCGACGGCGAGGCGATCATGTCCTGGCACGAGCGGCTCAAGCGGATCGTCGGCGCCGACTTGAAGTCACGGCTGCCCGGGACGTGCCGGGCGTGCGACGCCCGCGGTCAGCTCCGGCACCGCAACGCCGAGCACCTGGTCAAGTGCCGGGCCTGCCACGCGGTCTACGAGTGGGACGACTACCAGGACAACCTCGCGCCGGGCGAGCAGTGGGAGCGCTCGGCGTGAGTTCACCGTCGAAGCGCCGCCACCTCACCGCGCACGACCTGCACCGCCTCGCATGTGACGCAGATCTGGTCACGATCCGCACGGCCGCCGCAGCGGTCGGCGTGCACCCGGCGCTGGTCCGCCAGTGGGTCACCGGCGGGCACGTCCGGTTCGGTGTCGTCGACGGCCGGGTGGTCGTCCCACTCGAGGACGTGAGTGTAAGAGAGCGCGCCACGAGACAACACGCGCGCCGCGCCGGCGGTCGACCACGCCGAAAGCCGCCGGGTGCTTGACCCGGCGGCTCTCGTGTTCAATAATCACCTACTGCAGTAGGACGACTATGCCTTCGAGCGGGCGCCTCCCTCGATGAGCACGAAGTCCGGATGCCACTGCACCTGACGCCTACGACCGGCCACCTCGACGGTCACGACGGGTCGGGATGGGCGTCCGAGTTGGTCGCGACGATCCTCGATGGCGAGCACGGGCACGTAGTTGCTGAGCGCAATCCCCCGCTCGTCCGAGTAGAGCACGCTGACGTTCATCCCGATCTTGGGCTTGCGCATCACGCCACCGACTTCTGCGAGCGGGTCCAGCACCAGCCCCGGCTAGCTGCGGCGTCATAGCCAGCGATGTGTCGGATCGCTGCGCGCTGCAGGCCATCCAGAATCTCGCAGGCCTCGGACTCCTTCCACCCTTCGTGTTCGCACGTTGATAACGTCTGTCAAGAACGGCGGCGGGGTGATGATTACATGACGCGCCCCAAGAACCGCCACGAGCCCGACCCCGAGGCCCTCGAGCGGCAGCGCCGCGCCCTTGAGCTCAAGATCGCCGGCGCCACCTACCGCGAGATCGCCGCCGCCCTCGGCTACCGCGACGGGTCCGCGGCATACAAGGCCGTCCAGGCCGGCAAGCGGCTCGGGTTCGTCGAGCCCGCCGCCGAGCTGCGACAGCTCGAGTCGGACCGGCTCGACCGCCTACAGCGCGCCGTCTGGACCAACGCCGTCAAAGGTGACCTGCCGGCCGTCAATGCGGCGCTCAAGATCAGCGACCAGCGCGCCAAGCTGCTCGGCCTCAACGCGCCGCAGCGCACGGACGTCACCATCAAACTTGACGACCAGCTCGCCGCGCAGGTCATCGCTGTCCTGCAAGCCGTGCTCGGTGACCCGCTCCTCGCATTGACCCCCGATCAGCGCATCGTCGCCGGCGAGATCGTGCCCCGTCACCTTCGCGCGGTCGGTGCCGCCACCGAGACCGACGAGCGACAGGAGCACCGGGAGGGCGCATGACCAACTCGACCGTCCTAACGCGGGCGGCCGAGATGTGGGCGCTGTCCGCAGCCAATCGCTGGTCCACCCCGGGCGCACTAGCGAGGGCGCTCGATCCCGACACCCGGCAGACACGGGCGCTCGACCTGATCGACGCCGCCCTCGTCGACGTCGCCGAGGGCCGCTGCGACCGGCTGATCATCAGCATGCCGCCCCAGGAAGGCAAGAGTTCGCGCGTCACCACCGTTGGCGCGCTGTGGTTCCTCCTCCGCAAGCGGCACTGGCGCATCGCCATCGCGTCGTACTCCGAGGGGCTGGCCGTCACCTTCGGCCGGCTGATCCGCAACTACATCGCCGACCATCAAGGCCGGGACGGCACGCTCGACCTCGGCGTCCGCATCGCCGCAGACAATGGCGCCGTCACGGACTGGACGCTCGCGGGCGGCCGCGGCGGAATCCGCTCCGTCGGCATCGGCACAGGCCTGACTGGCAGGCCGGTCGACTGCCTGATCATTGACGACCCGATCAAGGACCGCGAGCAAGCCGACTCCGAGACATACCGAGAGCGCGCCAAAAACTGGTGGCGCACAGTCGGCTCAACCCGGCTCGCGCCCGGCGCCCCGGTCATCCTGATCCTCACCCGCTGGCACCACGACGACCTCGCGGGCTACCTGCTCGGCCAGCCGGACAAGGACCGGTGGCGCGTCATCAACATCCCCGCCCAAGCCGAACATCGGCCCGAGGCGGGCGAGTCCGACATCCTCGGCCGCGCGCCCGGCGACTACATGGACTCCGCCCGGATCGACGAGCGCACCGGCCTAGCCCGGACCTCGGCGCAGTGGGAGCAGACCAAGATTCAGGTCGGGCCGGAGACATGGGCGGCGCTCTACCAGGGCAGCCCGACCGCCACGACCGGCAACATCCTTCCCCGCGACAAGTGGCGGCAATACGACACCCCGCTGTGGATCGAAGACGGCGACGGTCGCCGCTTCATCCCCGGCCTGCAGGACCAGGACGCCGAGATCATCCAATCCTGGGACTTCACCTTCAAGGACACCGCCTCTTCGGATTACGTCGTGGGCCAGGTGTGGATGCGGCGCGGCGTCGATGCCTACCTGCTGGACCAGGTCCGGGCGCGTATGGACTTCACCGCCTCGTGTCAGGCGATGCTCACCATGTCGGCGCGCTGGCCGCAGGCGATCGCCAAGCTCGTCGAGGACAAGGCCAACGGCCCCGCGATCCTGAACGCCCTCCGCTCCCAGGTCGGCGGGCTCATTCCCGTCGAACCTGAGGGTTCCAAGGTCGCCCGAGCCCGCGCGATCTCCCCGCTGCAGCACGCCGGCAACATTTGGCTCCCGTCGCCGATGCTCGCGCCGTGGGTGGCTGACCTGATCGAAGAGGCTGCGCAGTTCCCGCACAGCAAGAACGACGACCAGGTAGACGGCACCTCCCAGGCTGTCCACCGCCTCCTGCTGGTGCCGATGCTCGCCGGGCAGACGCTCTACCCCGAGGACGTGCTCGGCGACGGGGTCGAGCTCGACTGGGTCGCCGACCTCGACTATTGAGGCGAGGTGACCGATGACCACG